GGACACCGCACCCGTCGAGCCGGCCGTCGAAACGGTCGAGAAGGCCGACGACACCGCAGGCGACACCGGCGACGCGCTCGTCGTCGTGTTCCCGGCGAACAGCTCCACCCCCCTCGGGGTGGTCAAGGAGGGCGACATCATCCCCGTGAAGGGGACCGGCGCGCCCGAAGAAGAGACTCCCGCGGAGGCCGACCCGGCCGCCCCGGTAGACACCGCTGCTGCGCCGGCTGGCGCGGTGGGCGTAGCGAAGGGCGAAGAACCCGCTGCCGAAGTCGACTTCACGAAGGAGCTTGCGGACCTCCGCGCGCTCGTGAAGTCGCAGGGCGAGCAGCTGGAGTTCCTGGGTTCGCCGGCGCGTCCGCGTGCAGCGATGAATGGGGTCACCCCCAAGGGGCCGCTCCCCCTCCCGGAGCACAACCGCCAGGGAGACGACGTGGCGAAGGCCGCGGCGCTCACCGACGAGGAGGTCACGGATCTCAAGAAGACCGTCCTCTCCGCCGGAACCGAAGCGGAGCGTTCCGAGGCGCGCGAGCGTCTCAACGCGGCGACCACGGCTTCCTGGCGCGACGTGCGCGAGCAGGCCGCGAAGAACTACCGCCGCTGACCCTCTCCACCCACTTCAACACCGAGCCGAAAGGTAACGATAATGGGCGTTCCCATTGAAGACATCGCCAAGGAGACTCTCGAAGAGATCTCCAAGGCGCAGACCACAGGCATCCTCGAATCGACGGGTGCCTACAGCTACGACCTGACCGGCATCGTCCGGCAGATCCCCGTAGTCACCCCGTTCCGTGACCTCGTGTCGCGGGAGAAGTCGCCGCAGGGTGCACCGTTCGCGATCTGGCGCGCGTTCATGAACGTGAACTCGTCCCAGCCGCGCGCGACGCCGGGCTTCGACTACGCCTCGAACGAAGTCATCTTCGCGGAGCAGGACTTCCAGGCTGCGTACCAGCCGGTCGGCCTCGCCGGGCTGGTGACGCAGGACTCGTTCGACCTCGCGCAGGGACTCTACGACCCGTACGCGGAGGCGACGTTCCAGGTGCTCAACCAGACGCTCATCGCGGAGGACAAGCTCCTCCTCGGCGGGCAGACGTACGCGCTCCCCCGTCCCGCCGCGCCGGTCCTCGCCGTGTCGACCTCGGCCGGCTCCATCGGTGCTGTCACCGTCACGGTCGGCGTCGCCGCTCGTACCGGTTCCGGCTACTTCTGGGGCGGGAACTCGCAGGGCAACAAGGCGTCCACCGCCGCCCTGTCGGGCTCCACGAACCAGGTCACCGCTTCGCTCGCGAACGCGGTCAAGGGTGCGCTCGCGTACGACTGGTTCTACTCGGTCGACAACGGCGTGACGTTCTTCTACGCCGGCACCACCACCACGACCTCGTTCGTGTTCTCGGCGGCCGTCGGATCGAACGCCAACCCGGCCGCGTCGAACCTGCCCGGCCTGTCCACCTTCGTCCCGACGTACAACAACGGCGCGGACAACGGATCGGCGCAGGCGAACGAGTCGAACGGGCTCGTCGCGTCCCTCACGGGTGACTACAACGGTGCGGGCCAGTTCGTAGCCGCGGGAGCCGGGACGGTCAACGGGGCCATCTACATCGACAACCACGGTGCCGCAATGGCGCTCGTCGGTGGCAACATCGATGTCCTCGCGAACCTCAACATCCAGCTCTGGAACAGCGTCTACACGTCGCCCTCGGCGTACATGATGAACGCTGTGACGGCGCAGAAGATCGCGAACCTCGTCCTCGCGCAGCCCTCCGCTGTCACCTACCTGAACACGGACACCGCGGGACGTATCAACGTCACCGCCGGCGGCCGAGTCGGGCATGTGGTCAACGTGGCCGCCGCGGTCGATGTCCCGATCGAGGTTCACCCGAACGTCCCCCCGGGCGTCATCATCGCCCGCACCGACCGGGTGCCGTTCCCGCAGTCCGGGATCAGCTCCACCCTCGCCGTCCGCACGCAGCGCGACTACTCGCAGTTCGAGTACGCCACGAACCGTGTCGCCGCGACCCTCGGTGGTGGCCCCCGCAAGGAGTTCGAGATCCGCTCCATCCAGACGCTGATCAACCGCGCGCCCGTCGTCATGGGCATCGCGGTCAACATCGGCTGACCCCAGCAGTAACCGGGGGCCGTCCCACCGTGGGCGGCCCCCGCTCTCACCATGAAAGGAACGATCATGACTGTCCTCTACTCGCGACTCGGTTCGGACTCCGTCCAGGCCGGCGAGACAACGTACGAGCCGGACGAGGAGGGCGCATTCGACCTGCCCGACGACCTCGCCGCGACCCTCCACAGCCTCCATGTGGCCGGTGACCCCGCCTGGGAGAACCAGCACGAGCGCGCCGAACGGCTCGCCGCGGAGAAACTCGCCCGCCGACGCGACCCGGAAGCGCTCCTCGACGCGGTCGAACATCTGACCACGACGAAGCCGACCGTCGCGGAGCTTCGCGCGCAGCTCGCGGAAGCGGAAGCCGCCGAGAACCCGAAGCCCACCCGCAAGCCCGCCGCCAAGAAGTAGCCGAGAGGGGCCGCGCATGTCCATGACGCCTATCTACGCGCCGTACATCCAGACGTACGCGCAGCACGCGCCGTACGTCACCATCGACGAGTTCATCGCGGCCCCGAACGGCATCAACCTGTCCGACATCGTCCCGAAGACGGACGACAACACGAACCGGCAGGCGCTCGCGGAGGTTCTCTCCGAGGCGTCCTCCGAGGCCGACCAGTACTGCAACCAAGTCCTCGCCGCGACCGCGGAAACGTATGTGGGGACGCGGCCGATCCCGTCCGACGGGCGTGTCCTCGTCGCTGTCGCCAACTGGCCGATCGTCGCCGTCACCGGCTACTCGTACGGGTACCGCTCCGACAGTCTCACCGCCGCGACGGACCTGTCCGGGGTGACGATCGAGTCGCTGAACACGCTGAAACTTCCGGCGCTCACGTCGATGTCGGCCAACTTCTCCCTCTGCGTCACCGTCAGCTACGTCGCCGGGTACCACAACAGCTTCACGCAGGCCGCGTCCGCCGCCGCCGACGTGACCGTGACCGTGGACAACACGCTCGGCCTCGTCCCCGGGATGCGGGTGAGCATCTTCGACCCGCTCAACGGTGCCAACGAACTCGCCACCGTCCTCTCCACCACCGCCACGACGATCACGTTCACGGCGGGGCTCCGCTTCGGGCATCCGTCCGGGGTGCGGGTGTCGATGATGCCGGCCGCGATCAAGCGGGCGATCCTCCTCGTGGCCGGCGCGATCATCCGATCCAAGTTCGCCCAGTCCGTCGTCATCCCCGGCACCGGTGGCGGGCAGCCGACCGTGACAACGACGACCGGCGCGCGGGTGAAAGACGACCGCTCCGAGGCCGAGAAGATCCTCGGCAACTTCGCGAGGGTGATATGAGCCAAGCGACCGTCCGTGCCGCCCTGTACGCCTTCTTCAAGAACGCGGCCATCCCGGGCACCCCGACGATCCTCCCCGAGTGGCCGACCGAGTTCGACATGGCCCAACTGGACGAGGTCGCCGGGCAGGACTTCACATCCATCATCGCCGTGCATCTCAAAGACTCCCACGAGCAGCGGATCAGCGAACCCGTGTTCGGCGGGTCGAAGATGCGGGAGCACAACGTCGGCATCCTCATCTATTACCAGTACGTGAAACCGGAGTACCCGCCCGCGGGGGAACCGTACAACACGGCGTGGGTGGACGGGCTCGACCAGACCATCGACGCGATCCTCACCCAGATCCGCACCGATCCGAACGGCGGCAACCCGTCCGTCATCTGGCAGATGGGGCAGGACATGGGCGACCTCCTCGTGTCCCGCGACCTCCCCCGCGACAACGGAACCACGATCGTCTCGTGGAACGTCGTCGAGTTCAAACTCACCGAGATATTCACCGCCTGAAAGGGGCATCATGCCGACCTACAAGTACACGAGCCCTTACCCGGCGATCTTCATGGATCTCAGCTACGGGCCGGGCGTGTCCGTCCTCCGCGCGAACGGGGAGCAGGATAACCCGGCCGTCGGCGCGACGGTCACCCTCGAACTCGACGACATCCTCACCGTCCCCCACGAGGTCGAGCACGCCTACCTCGAACTCGTCACCGAAACCCCGGCCGCCCTTGCCGACCCTGCCGACGCCCCGGCGTCCAACAAGAAAGGTAAGTGACTCCTCATGGTCAATCAGTGGGCACCGGGCAACCTCCAGTGGGTAGGTATGGCCCCCGAAACAACGTACGGCACCGCACCAGCGGCACCCCTGTACTGGATCCCCGTCGACTCGCCGCAGTGGCACCCGATCCAGCCGGCCTTCACCGACCAGGCGCTCCGCGGCAGCATGTCCGTCGACTTCCAATCCGTCCTCGGCCTCCGCCACGACGAGTTGCAGTTCAAGACGTACCTGTATCTCGACTCGTGCTTCTTCCTCCTCCGGACCGCTCTCGGCGTCCCGGACGTGAAGACCGGCACCGGGCCGTACGTGCACAAGACGAGCGTCCGCTCCGACAATGGCGGGCAGCCGCAGGGCACGACGATCTGGTACTACGACCCCGCATCCGCGCAGTGCTGGCAGATGACGGGCGCGCAGGTGTCCGACATGAAGGTGACGATCAACGTCTCCGGGCTCGCGACAATCGACGCGACCTACCTGGCGCTGCCGTCCACCCTCGTCACCCCGCCGTCGAACACGCCCACCACCGCCGTCCCGGAGCCGTCGTGGAAGTCGACGCTCATGATCGGCGGCGTCGCGAACACGCTCATGTCCGCGTTCGAGATCGACATCAAGCGGGCCACCCAGGCGGTCGAGACGAACACGGGCACGCAGACACCGGTCGGCATCTACGCCGGCGGGGTCAACCTGTCCGGGACGATCACGGCCGTCTACCAGGGCAACACGGACGTGAACCTGGCCGACTTCCTCACCAACACGCAGCCCGCGATCGTCCTCACGATCGCGCCTGCCGGGGACGCGGTCAACACGCTCGTCTTCCAGATGTCGAAGGTGGCGTACACGGACTCGCTCCCGTCCGGGGCGAACAAGTACATGGAGATCAAGGGGACACTGAACCCCCTCGCGAACGCGACCGACGTGGCGGGCGGCGGCAACCTGTCCCCGCTCCTCATCACCGCGACGAACGCGATCGCAACGACGATCTGACCTCCAGCACGACCGGGTGGGCCTGTTTCATGGTGGCAGGCCCACCCCCTCACCACCCACACCATGCGGAGCGGCCCCCCGCTGCCCCGTACACGCATGTTCATGCGTATCCGCTATAACCCCCTACCCGCTGTTTCCCGATCGCTTAGACGGGCGCACAGCGTTTCTATCCACACCATGAAAGGAAGGCGACCTCATGGCCGCACGTAAGCCCACCAAGCCCACCGAACTCCCCACCCGGACGAAGATCCCCGGTGGCGAAGCGACATGGTGGAAGCCGGAGGAACTCCCGACCGTGAAGGAACGGGAGATCTCGATCCTCTCGATGACGATCAACCAGGTGAAGATGAAGGCGCTCGTCAGCGCTCGCGAGATCAAGTTCGACGACGGCGAGACGGTCACCGCTGAGCAGTTGCAGAACGCGGAACTCGCCGTCCTCACCCAGGAGGAAGCGCGGGCGCTGCTGCGGCTGACGGATGTGTCGATCTGGGCGTACCTGAAATCGTGGACGCTCACCGAGATCGTCAAGTCCACCGACGCGGAGGGCAACGAGGTCGCCACCCGCCGCCCCATCCCGCTCCCGGAGACGGCCGACGATGTCGTGTACCTGCCGAAGAACATCTACAAGGCGCTGGAGGAGCACGCGAACCAGATCGTCGCCCGTTCCTCCGCGATCACCGAGTCGTTCGGCCCGACCGTCCAGGATGACGACTCCCCTACTGGGGACTGAAACGGATAGAGGGTGCGTTTCGGTCTGGGATGGGGGGACATTACCTCCATCCCGAGGAGGCCCGGTGGTTCGTCGAGTACCAGGCGATCCGGCATTTCGGCTGGTCACACGAGGAATACATGAACACCCCGGGTTATGCGTTGCAGTGGCTCATGGGTATCGCTCACATCGAGAACCAAATCGAGGAGGAGCGGCAGCGTAAAGCGGAAGCCGAAGCCCGGAGGTAAATCATGGTGTCCGGATTCTGGGTCGGCGTCCCCCGGCTCGACCTCGCGCTCAAGAAGTTCGCGGCCGAGTCGGAGCTGGCCGCGAAGGAGACTGTCACGAAGACGGCGGCGGCGGCCGTCCGGTACGCGCACGCGAACTTCGGCGGCTCGCACGCTAAAGGGCTGCCGCACACGGACGGCGACCAGCCCGACGTGGTCACCGGGTACCTCCGCCGGTCGATCACGATGAGCCCCGCCATCCGCACCGGTAGCGGCATGTGGGAAACCACGGCGAGCGTCAACGCTGTCTACGGGCGTCGCGT